TGTAAATCTGCTGCTTTATGCTTCGGTGGTTCGAATCCACCTCCGCCCACTTTTCCTATTTAGGAATAATTTAATATCGCGGGGTGGAGCAGTCTGGAAGCTCGTCGGGCTCATAACCCGAAGGTCATAGGTTCAAATCCTGTCCCCGCTACTAATTACATAAGATACATGCCCAGATAGCTCAGTTGGTAGAGCAGAGGACTGAAAATCCTCGTGTCGCTGGTTCGATTCCGGCTCTGGGCATCTTTTTTATTTGGCGGAAACCTTGTAAAATCAAGGGTTTCCGCCGTTTTTTAATGGTTGAAAAATCGCCTAGGTGGGCAGATAGTGGGCAAAAATTATGAGAAGAGTTTTATTTGATCTAGCTTTCGGTTATCATTTTCAATAACTTTTTGTGTAACATGAATATAGATCTTGCTTGTGATTGTAGATTTGCTGTGTCCTAATCGGCGGGCAATCTCATCCGGAGTCATGCCGTTTGCAGCGAGAAGCGAAGCGTGTGTATGTCTGAGCATATGAGGTGTTACATGTCTGCCAAGAAGTTTCTCAGAAGTCACACGAAGGTATTTTTCGTAACCGGCGATTTGCAAATGTTCTCCTGTTTTGATATTTGGAATCAAGAGACCTGATCGAATATTATTGGCAAGCATCATTTCATTTCTCCAGAGCAAGCACTTCTTCAGTTCAAGTAATAAATCTGGCTGGATGTGAATCGTGCGCTTGGAGTTATCTGTTTTCGGAGTTGTCACAATATCATTGATTGAATCATATGTCTTTGAAATCCGTATTGTGAGATTCTTTGTATCGATATCAGTTGTTTCTAATGCTGAAAGTTCGCCAAAACGTAAGCCTGTGTGTATTAGGATTGAAGTTACATAGTACCAATGCCAGCTTTTGTCCTCTTTGATGTAGTCAAGAAGTTTTTCGGCTTCTGTTGGTTCTAAGTATTTCGAAGTAATCTCTTTATCATCTGCTGGATCTACAAATGGTTTGAGCTTTGCAATCAATTTCATGTTGTTATGGTAGTCGTTTATGTATCCCCAATTAAGGAGTGCTTTGAATCGTGTAATGTAAGTATTAAGTGTACTAACTTGTTTCCCGGATCCAAGCAACCTTGAATTTACAAATTGAGTCGTAAGGTTATCTACTATCGCATCAGCACCAAGTAAGTCAATAACAGATGAAGTAATAATCTGATTCCTTTTCACGGTCGATTGCTTGAAAGTAACCGATTGAGCTTTCAGGTATTCTTTTTGCATTTGAGATAGCGTAATTGAGCAATCATCACATTGAAGTTCTGCAATGGCTGCTTCAATCTTTGCATTAAGTTCACGCTGGGCTTTGTTACGATTCTGAGCAGTATCCTTAGATTTAAAAACTGTAACAACCTTATTTTTCTCAGTCAGAGGATCTTTGTATCGTTCACGATAAACTACTCCATTTTTTCTAGGTTCACACCACATAAAAAATCCCTCCTTTATTGATTTGTAAAGAAGGGGATGGTATAATATGTTTGTATGTTGAGTATGCCATCCCCTTAGATGGTGTATCTGAGTCCCTCGTGCGCCAACACGGGGGATTCTTTTTGTTATGAAGTTATGAAGCAGGGTACAATCTGTACCCAAGTTGTAAAAGTTGCACCGGTGCAACAGTATTATTCATCGATGCCAATTCGTTCTTTTACAAAGATATTGAATAAATATCCAGTAGCGAGACAATCGGATGCAGCTCTATGTGCATAATGATTATCTCTAATTGAATAATAATCACAAAGAGTAGTAAGTTTATGATCACTTACATCTCCATAGATATCATTCGATGATTTTGCTTTTGTAAGAATTTTTCTTGCAAGTTCCAAGGTATCATAATATTTCCGCTTGACTTCAAAGAAATCCAATCCGTTTTTGTATAAGAATTTTATATCAAACAATAAATTATGTCCGACAATCGCGGATTTTCCAATAAAATCAGAAAGTGCAGGTATCACAGCTTGAATACTTGGAGCATTTGCAACCATATCGTTTGTTATACCATTGATATCGGTAATCTCTGGAGATATTTCTTTTTTTGGTTTTATAAAAGTCTCAAATTTACAAATTGGAATCCATTCTTCAAAGCGTATAGCGGCAACCTCAATAATTTCATCTCTACTTGCAGTAAGTCCGGTTGTTTCCACATCAACAACGGTGAAAAAACCTAGCCGCTCATAGTTGGATTTTTTTGTTATAGAAGAGAATGTAATATCTTCAATATTGCTTAATGTATTTTTCTTTATTTTTTCACTTGATAACTCGATAGGGTATAACTCAATACATTCAAGTGTTGGTAAAAATGCAGCTTTTTTCAAGGCGATTTCATGTGTATTTATAATATATTTCTCGCAATTATCAATAAGTTTATAAAGTTTTTCTATTATGTTGTTCGGGTATGTAGGATCGTCTTTATGAATAATCTCATTTAATCCGGGAATCTTGCCGAAATCATGACCACGATCAAAGGTTGAATCATATTTGATATTCAGATCCATAATATTTTTTAAGTAGTCGAGTTCGGAAAGCTTTTTGATTGTCTCTCGGATTTGTGTGCATTGTTCCATAGCATGATCAAAATCGTCGGACTCGTGGTAATTATGCGCAGAATTATATAGTGAAACTATAAGTTTAATATAATCCGTTCCCTGAGCTAATACAGCTTTCTTCTTTCCAGCAAGTAAAGCTTCCTGTTGACCAATACACTTCTTGCACAATCCATCTGCATTTACATGAAGAAATAGTCCTTTTTTACCACATCTTTTACATACTGCCATATAGGTATCCCCTTTGTATATTAAAATTTTTTAATTTCTCGTATTTTAGCTCGTATATTTTGTTAAATATCGTTTTACCATATATATAACCGTATTTTATTTCAAAAAATAAAAAACAATCTAATCATGGAGCATATATTAAATGAAAATATTAGTTTGGCAGATAAGAACAGCAAAACGGATCACATTAGTAGAACTGGCAAAGCGGTCTGGCATCGGAAAGTCTACGATCAACAATATTGAAAACGAAAAAGTATCTCCGACATTGATGCAACTGGAATCGCTGGCGGCAGCTCTTGAGGTCCATATAACTGATCTGTTTGAATCTGACTGGAAATAATTTCCATAATTATGGAAATATCGCTAATTATTTCATGCATCACCCCGAAATATGCTACTATACCAGAGAGGAGGTGGGGACTCTATGAACTACAAAAGAGCAATCCTCGATATGTTGGGGAAGATACACGACGATAAAATCCTGAAGCGGATTTATAACTTTGTTCGGTATCTGTACATCGGAGCTGGCAAATAGCCAGCTCTTTTTAATCCTCTTTGTTCTGGTTTTCATAAAATGAAGATATGTTTTTCAAGATTCTTTCCAAAGCATGAATATCTTCATCGCTCATATCTATCATCATCTTAAATAAGTTTTTACGACTTTCATCCTGACCAAACATGATCTGATCAATACGTGCCTGAAAATCATCATCGGTAGCGACGAACATTTCACCTTCTCCAGTAGTCAGCCACATGTAATCAACATTGAATTCACGACAAATTGCTTTTGTCATTTGTTCAGTTAAATTTCTGTTTCCTTTTTCTATATTTGAGATAGCTACTTTTGTAACACCTAATCGATCACCGAATTTCTCGAGAGTAAGTCCAAGAGAAGTACGTATTTGTTTTATTCTTTCTCCTTGTTCCATATCAAATACCTCCTTGTTTTCATTAGAATACCACCTTTAAGAATGAATTGCAATAGAAAAAGTAATCAGAGATAACAAAAAAGTGTTGACAAAGTAATCTATGATACCTATAATGTAATCAAAGATAACAAGGAGGTGAACAGAGTGACAAGAGACGAGAAAAAGACAAACATTGAAAACATGGCAGAATCTGTGATGTCTGTAAAGAATCCTGCGGAGCAGTCCATGATGTTCATGGCAATGTCCGCCTACGCGGAAGGCAAGGCAGCAGGCAAAGCGGAAGAGCGTCAGCGTTACAAAAAGGAAGCAGGGTAAGCAGAAGGGAGATGAGTAGAAGATGGGAATAGTTGACGCTTTTACAGCAGAAACGCCAATTACGATTAAACAGCCGCAGTATTACAATATGGTGCTTCAGGCAGCAAAGATGGAGCTGCTTGAGAATGCGGTGATGGCGGATGTGCCTAATAAGCATATCCGGGCAATGATGGGACACAGAGATGAAGTTCAGATTGGAGGATATGAGAAAGATGATGAAGACTGAATTCGAGGACCTGATTCACGGATCTGTCACGGATGAGGAGTACGAGCTGATCGAGACCGTATATATGTGGCATCCGGCAATTCGGAATACATCCGGTAAGGAAGAAGTAGCGGAGTTGTATAAGAGTTTTGGACTGGTGATCTTTAAGGATATGTACCCGCGTGCAATGAAGCTAAAGGAGATAGATGAGGAGATACGGTCGCTTGATCGAGCGAAAAACAGTCTGGTTGAAGAGCTGGAGCGATTGAAGGGAGCGTGATGGGATATGGATATTCGGGAGATACTTGGAATATCCGAGATGTACGAATTTATTAGATACCTAAAAGATATCATTTTTGATAAGCAGAGAAGAGAAGAATACTTCAATAAGATTATTGAGGATATTGATTTGAGTACAGATTTCATGAGAGATGTGTTTCAGGCAGAGGCAGCTCAGCGAAAGCAGATGAAACAGGACTATACGCCGGATTGTATTTGTAACTTATTTTATGAGCTTTCGACGACACCGGCAGCGGTACTTGATGAATGCGCAGGAACTGGAAGCCTTGCAATATCTTATATTGCAAATGGTGTAAAGAATGTGATCTGCATTGAAAAAAGCGAAACGGTATTTCCACTTCTTTTGTTCAATATGAGCATTAGAAACGTAACAGGATGGGTAATAAAAGAGGATATAACAACACGCGAGTTGCTTGAAGCATACCGGCTTGAAGCCGGAACGCGATACAGTGACATTGCAAAGCTGGAACCAAACATCGGACGCGTCCAGACAATCATATCGAACCCACCATATTCATTGCCATGGAGTGGTGTTGGGGACTGGAGGTTTCGAAGATATGCAGTACCACCAAAAAGCAAGGGCGATTATCTGTTCATAATCGATATATTGACAAGGCTGAAGGATGGTGGGGAAGCGTTTGTACTACTTCCACATGGAGTGCTTTTTCGAGGAAATCAAGAACTGGCAATCAGAAGATCATTGATCGAAAAAAGATATATTCATGGGATTATTGGTCTTCCAGACAATATGTTCCTGAATACAAGCATACCAACTGTGATGATCTGTCTGAAAAAAGCAGATACCGAGAGTGTGTACATAATGGATGCAACGAAATATGCAACAAAGAAGGCAAAGGTCAATGAATTAGACGGAGAAGCCGTACACGAGATTGCAAAAAATTACAAAAATCGTATCGAAAAAGCAAAAATATCCAGATTGGTGTCAATCGAAGAGATTCAGGCAAATCAATATAACTTGAATATACCGCGTTATATCGATACTACGGAGCCTGAAGAACAGGTGGATATAAGAAAGCTGACAGCTCAGATGCAAGAAACAGATGAGGAAATAAGGAAGACAGAGCGGGAATTGGCGGGAATGATGCGACAACTTGTTGGAGATGGTTATCAGAGCGATATCGCGGAGGTATTGAAGCTATGGAGCTGACCAAATACAAACATGTAAGAATCAAAGATATATGCATATGGGAAAGGGCAAAGAAAGCAAAGATATATCCGGAAGGAAGCTTCTGCGTGCAGGTATCGGCAACAAAAGGCCAGATGGAGTATCTGAACGAAGAGAAAGAGGTTGAATCAAAATACTGTGTCTTTCAAGTTGTGTCAAATAAGTATTTACCGGCATATGTGTACATGATCTTCAAGATGAATTTGCCGGAATATCTTAGGAGAACACAGACAGGACTCAATATTGTACCAGAGATTTTTAATGAGTATGAGATTGACCTGCATACGAATATAGATACGCAGCATGAGCTTGTCAATACGATGCGATGTATCGATACAAGAATCCAAGAGGAAGAAAGACAGGTGAAAGCGATTCAGGAATTAAAGAAATATCATTTACAAAAAATGTTTCCGGATATGAACCGGTAACAGAATGTAACCAGTTGAACCGGTGACAAGATGTCATCAGTTGAGTCGGTGACAAATTGTCACCAACTGAATTAGTAAGGAGAGTGAGGACTATGGAGATAACATCGATTAAGTATATCAGTGCATCACCGTACGTGACGAAGGCGCAGATACAGAAGGCGTTGGATGTGTCAGCGCGTACGGTATCGAACCGGCTGGCAGAGATTGACATGTATGTGCAGAAAGGAAGATATGGTGCATACACGATATTGGATGGATGCGGTGTGACATACGTCAATTACCTTGCATTTGTTGATTTTCTGAAATACAGGAAGGATCTGAAGGCAGGACACAGAGTGCCGCCGTTCAATCCGACATCGGTCGCGAGACAGATCGGATGGGGTAACCTGCAGGCGGAATATCAGTAGAAGGGATGAGAGGATGAGTAACAAGATGATCATAACAACATATAAGCTGGCGACGATCGCGATGGTGGAAGGTGCTGTACTACTTTGGATGGGTATGATTTACGGATTTGGAATCATGTTGGTAGGCACAATCTGGCAACAGTTGATCGCGCTGGCGAATGAAACGGAGGAAGAAGATGAGATTGAAAGACGAGAAACTGAAGCGCCCGGCAAAGCCGACGCGAAAGCAAAAGGAAATCATGACAAAAAACGGATTGCGCTGGGAAAACTGGAACGTGGAAGCAGACTGCGCAGATCATCTGATCGTGAAGAGCAAGACGTCAGACCGAAGAAGGGTGGCGTACAAGTGACGAAGATGGATGAGATCATGCACAAGGCATATATGAGTGCAAAGAGCTTCGCGGAATTGGAGCCACCGACAGGATGCCTGTACATAGGCAGCAGGATCGCGAATGGCGACCGGTACCGGTACTGGGTGGCGGAAAATGGTACATACTACCAGGAATCAACCGGAGAAGCTGCGTTGAAAAGAAAAAGAGCCGGCTGAAAACCGGCTCAGGTGTAATACCTCGAATCTGAACAATTTGAGTGTATCACACAAAGCTTATATCGTCAAGAAAAGCGGGATAAAAGCTCGCTTTGAGACAGTATTAGCATATTAAAGTTAAGGACAAGGATACACTTTCGATGGCATACAGAAAACATACATTTACATTTACGAATTCCATAGAGCATGCATATAAGTTCGCCGGGCATATCGGAGCGAAGGGTGAGAAGCGGGCGAAAAGGAAGAAACCGACACCGGAACAGGTGAAGCGGCAGAATCAGATCAACAAGGAGAATAAGTATCGACACTTGCTGAAAGCGAACTTCCTACCTGATGACTGTTGGGTTACATTGAAGTACCCGGCAGGTACGCGAAAAAGCATGGATGCGGTCAAGCAGGATTTGGCACTGTTCGACAAGCGCATGCGGAGAGATTATGCAGCACACGGCGAGAAGTGGAAGTGGATCAGGCGCGTAGAGATTGGCAAGCGGGGCGGTATCCACATCCACCTGATCTGTAATCGGATATGGAACACGGAGCTGTTAATAGCAAAGAACTGGCCGGGACAGTTGCATCATAGCGAACCGGTCCGGGATGAGGAAGGATTCGGACAGCTTGCATCGTATCTGTGCAAGCCGCTTCCGGAAGAGCTTGAACAGGAAAGCATATTTGACCCGGAAGAGATCAAGCGCGCATCCAGTCTTTCTTCAAGCAGAAACTTAGTACGTCCGGAACCGGAGAAGAAAGCATATGTCCGGCGGACAATGAAGAAGATCATCACGGATGGACCGGTAGCCCGTCCGGGGTATTACATAGAAAAAAAATCAATTCGAATTGGCATAAATCAGGTAACAGGGTACAGCTATGTCTATTACACGGAAGTAAAGATACAGCAGACCAAGAGAGTGATACGAGCGCCGGGCGACGATTGGCCGAAGTTGCACCGGTGCAACGAAAGGAGACGAAAATGCAGGAAGTGAGGATATATATTGAGACTTCGACGATTGCACCGCGTGCCACAAAGGCAGATGGTATGTACGTGATGGAAGCATACGAAGATGGACGGCAGATGCTGTACAAGGGCGAGCCTGTGATCGTGTATGAAGTCATGCATTTTGAACATTGTAATACGAATATTATTACGCTGACACTGCTCATTGCAGCATTGGAACGGATGCAGAAGGGATGTACCGTGCACATCCACACACGCACGGAGCATGTATTCTGGACGTTGAAAAATGACTGGTTAGGTGGCTGGAAGAAAAATGGTTGGAAGTCGGCAAGAGGTGTCGCTATCAAGAATGCAGAAATGTGGGAAAAAGTTGAGTACTTACTCAACAAAAAAGAAAGCTGGACCGTATCCGAGGACACGCATGAGTGGAAGGCTTGGATGCAGGAGAAGATGAAGAATGGAGGCATGAAAAATGTGGGATAAATTTGGAGAGTTGGACAGTGCCGAGGAGATCAACCGCCTTGCGGCAGCAGAACTGCAGGAGGGCGACGTCGACGCACTCAAAGCACTTGCTGCAGAAAACGGATTGGATAAAGATGACGTGGAGGATTATATCGATGGGCTGATTGATACATTGACCACACCGGAGCTTACCGCGGTCGGGAAGCTGGATGTGGAAGCAAAGCATCTGGATGTTAAAGGAATACTTAAAGACTGGGTGGATGAGCTGAAAGCGGAGATCATGAGAGACAGGGAGTTTGCCATAGCGGTACGACGGAGAGGGAAGAGCCTTGCGGGGTATATTGCATTGACAGCGGAGACGGGATATACGAATCGCGCTGTGGTGCACAAAGAGATAGTGGCGAAGACTACAACAATTAAAAACATGATCGGATCGCATGAGTTTTCTATCGGGATCCCGACGCGGACGGAGCGGAAACAGTTGATGCATACATACTATGAGGGAGGTGTTGACTGATGATGGCATTCAAAGGATTCACACCTAATCTGAAGAGCGTAATGGGTGATGGAAAGAAAGAGACATGTCACTTTGTACCAGGAGAGACAAAGAAGGTTGAAAGAAGCAAGACTGCAAATTCCGGATTCCATTGCTGCGAATATCCGCCGGACTGCCTGCAATACTACAGTTGGGAAAAAGGTCGTTTCTTCCGCGTAGAGGCGGCAGGCGATATCGACGAGGATGAAGGAGAACGTATCGCGGCAACAGAGATTACGCTTGTGGAAGAGCTGGATGCACGGAAATTTGCTTATTATATCATGCGATATATAGCCATGTATCCACGGAGAAAGAATTGGATCACGAATATGACAGGAGTATCCATACAGCCGGACAAAGCAAAGGTATCGGAAGCGGGGCATATAGCAATTGCCAGAGGCAGCAGTCCGCGTGTCAGAGGTACAGAGGGAAGCGTGGTCGGACTGATTGTCGAAAAGGACGAAAAAATCAAGAATATGAAAATGCTCGTCGTAACAAGTAAATATGCGGATAAATGGCTGTACATCGACAAGAACAGACAATTGCATGTGGAGGAAGATGTATGAAAGAAAAAGCGATAGAGAAAACACCGGCGCCGAAGGCGAAGAAAAAAGGCTGGTGGACAATCCTGCAGGTTGTACAGGGAATTGTAGTATTGAATATTTTCAAGAATAAAGTATTGCAGAGGCGGCACTGCTTTAACCCGACGAATAGCGAGTATGCAACATGGCATGCGAATACCGGGTTATGGCATGCAGAGAAGGTGCCTGCTGCATACGAAGCGAGCTGGGATGGCAGTTATGGATATTCCGGAAAAAATGGTGACAGCAGTATGTCGGGCGATGATCATGATCGATTGAAGGAAATATTGGATGATGCACAAAAGCCATATACATATTATCGAACGGATTTGATTGACCGTATCTATGATTTGGAGCAGGAAAGAGACAGGAAAGCGCGGCAGACAAAGGAAGAGCGAAGATTTGCAAGAGTTACAGCATTGATGGATCGTGTGCCAGATGTGCCTACAGATCTGCGAGACTGGATAGATAAGCAGTTCACCGGCGGGGAAAACTGGTGTATCAAGGACAGGGATACAAAGAAATGGGTATGCTCGGCATGTGGCGGTTCGTTTGAATTGAAGAATAAGCCGCGGAACAACGACAACATTACATGTCCGGAGTGTAATCGGGAGATTAAGTATTTGTCACGAAAACGGAAAGTTGAGATGGTTGAACATTTCTGCCTGATCCAGCCGATGGATACAGACACATCCGTATGCAGGCATTTTGTAACAGAAATCACTTTCGAACCGGGAGTATGTGAACACAAAAATATATGGATAGATGAAGAAATACGGGTAATCCTGAACAAGCAAATTGATACGCTTGAATTCAATCGAAAGAAAAAAGCAGAATGCGACATCTACTATAAGCAGTGGAGTTACTTTGATAACAAAGGAAATCCGCAGAACAAGCGGGAATATGTTGGAGCACTGTATGATGCCGGCATCATGGAAGCCTTCAAGGATACAAGCTATGAGTCGTGGAGCCGGTTATTCACCCAGATGGCGGCAGCGGGACAGCAGTGCAACTGGAATGCAATGATGGCAGCAGTCAAAGACAAAGAATACATGCAGGTAGCAGAGATGTTGTTCCGTGGAAGATTCTACCGGATGCTGACAGAGACAAGCATGCAGATAAGTTATTGGGACTTAGAGTATATCGGTTATCTGGATGTGACCGGTCGGACGATTGAAGAGGTGTTTGGAATTGCAGACAGACAAAAGATCAACCGGATCCGGGATTGTAACGGTGGTGGGCTGATTCTTAAGTGGATGCAGTACAGTGAAGAAAAAGGAGAGAAAATATCTGAGAAGCTGCTTACATGGGCGAAGCGTGAAAAGATTACGCCGGGTACATTAAAAGAGCCGTTGACGTATATGTCGGCAGAGCAGGCAATGAACTACATCGAAAAGCAGAAAAAGGAGCAGTACAAAGGAAAGAGTACGCGTGTAATCGTAGATCAATATGCCGATTATATACGGATGTGTAACAAGCTGAAAAAGAAACTGGAAGATGAAATGATCTATAAGCCGCGGGAACTGAAGCGGCGACATGATGAAGCGGTCGAGGAAATCAAGGTAAGGGAAATAGAGATTGATTCAGAGGAGTATTCAGAACGGTATCCGGAAGCAGAGGATGTACTGAAGGAAATAAAAAAGAAATTCGAGTACAGAGGCACCGAATATTTCATCATGGTACCAGAGCGGATATATGACATTGTATGCGAAGGGCGGAGCCTGCATCACTGCGTCGGATCCACAGACCGGTATTTTGACCGGATGGCGCAGCATGAGACATACATTTGCTTCCTGCGGAAGGTAGAAGAACCGGACAAACCATTTTATACGATCGAAGTGGAACCGGGAGGCACGATCAGACAGCATCGTGGCATGTTCGATGAAGAACCGGAGTTAGAAACAGTAAAACCATTCCTGAAGGAATGGCAGAAAGAGATACGGAAACGAATGAGTGAGGAAGATCATGCACGCGCGAAGCAGTCGAAGGTATTACGAGAAGCAAATATAAGGGAATTGCAGGAGAAGAACAATACCAGAGTGCTTCAGGGATTGATGGAAGACTTTATGGAGGCAGTGTGAAAGGAGCGAAGACATGTTGGAATTCACAGAAAGATCAGAAGAGTATTCACAGGAATATCTTGCATTCAAGCAGGAGCTTGATACAGAGCTGAACAAGGCAGCAGACGGATTTGTGAAGATAGGTTATCTGCTCCGTAGGGCAGAGGACTCTGATATCCTGCGGACAAGCGGGTACCGGAATGTAACGGAATTTGCGGCGGCAGAATACGGATTGTCAAAAGATGTGGTATCAAGATATATCAATATCAACAAACGATACAGCGAGGGCGGGTATGCGCCTGTCCTTGCAGAAAGATATCATGGGTTCGGCATGGCAAAGTTGGCAGAGATGCTGACACTCCCGCAGGCGATTGTAGACACGATTCCGGAAGAATTATCGAAGACAGAAATCCGGGAGATCAAGAAGGAGTTTGATGAAGAGCAGGGCGTGACAGATATCGAGATTGCGATTGAGGCAGCAGGACAGCCAGAGGAACAAAGAGAAGATACGTTGCTGACGAAGGTAGTCAGAGCATGGCTGCATGATATACCGGACGACTTCCGGCGATTATCGAGCGTGATTTATCCGGATTATGATATCGACAAGATGATGGACATCATTGCGCCGGACGAGACGAGAGTGATCATCGTGCGAGTCCCGGGCGTTGGAAGGCTGATGATGACATGCTCGATTTCGGCAAGTATCAAGATCGTCAATATGCGTACCGGAGAAAATGGGCAGATAAGCTGGGAAGACCTGTGTAGCGCCGCATCTGCAATCTGTGCGCGCAGATATCCGGATGAGAGGATCGAAGATGTCTGGGCGAGGACATATGATGATCCGTATCCGGAAGAGAAGAAAGAAGAACCGAAGCCGGAGCCAAGGAAGGAAGTGAAAAACGAAGAGAAGAAGCCTGCGAAGCGGAAGGAAAGTAAAGTCACGGTTGCAAAGCCGGTGAAGAAAGAAGAACCGAAGAAGCAGTATGAAAAGCCTGTGATCGTCGAGATGCATCATGATCCGGAGGTGCTGGAAAGAGATGCAGAAGAAGTGAAGAATGCAGCGGAAGCTGATCAGGAGGAAAGCGCACATCAGAAAGAAGGTACCGAAGAACAGGAAACATATGCTCCAGCTTCAACGGGGTATTTGGGATATACAGATAATTCCGAATATGAAGCGACACTGGAAGAGCTTCGAGATGATATGAAGGATCTGGCGAAGTATTTTGAACAGAAAGACTACAGTATGGCAAAACAGACGGCAGCGGTTATGAATACCGAGATTGAGAGCCTGCTGAAGATTATGGAGAAACATAATGGATAAGAGCAAGAAAGGGGTAAAGTGATGACAAATAAAGGAACATGCAGATATTGCAAGAATATTGTATTTTTTGATGATCCGGTTGACGATGATGAGTCGGAAGAAAAGGCAGTTACAATGTGTGACTGCACTGGTGCACGGATATGGCAGCGGGCAAAAGAACGGCAGGAAAGAGCAAAGGACAACATTGAGCTTGCAATTCACGAGACAGACGAAAAGGTGTGTGAATATCTGAAACAGTGTGTGGAGCTGGTCGATCGGCGGAACATAGCAAAGATAACAGTAAATAACGGACGTGGAGTTACGGTTACGGTTAGCAAGACGAATAAGGACACCATCAAGGTTGCCAAGAAAGTAAGTAAGGATGTGGTGTACGATGAGTAGACTGACAAAGAATAATAAAGGAGACTACTACTATCCAGAATGTTTTGAAAGATGTGGCGGACTTGGAACATCCGAGAAAGCATTCGCCACGGAGCAACGGAAGAAAAATGAGTGTATTAGAAAACAGAAGGATGCTCTGAGCAATTACCTGGATATGAAGCAGGAAGTTGTGGAGCGGGCGAAAAGGAGGAGATGATGCATAGTGATGAACAAGAGAAAATCGATTCCAAAGAAGATACGGCTTTTAGTATATGAAAAATGTAACCATAGATGCGGTTATTGCGGTTGCGAGATCGAATATAAGGATATGCAGGTAGATCACGCAAAGCCGCTTAGAATTGGAGGGGAAGATGATATATCAAATTACATGCCAGCTTGTAGGAGCTGCAACCACTATAAAGCCACTTTAGATGTCGAGGGATTTCGAAAGTATCTTTCAGAAATACATAAAAGGCTTATGCGTGACAGCATACCTTATCAAGTGGCGGAGCGGTTTGGAATCGTTAAGTATGTGTCTGACGATGTAAAATTCTATTTCGAAGAATTGAGAGGTGAAGAAAATGATTGAAAAGCCATTATACAGAAGCACACCAACAATGGGAAATTATGAAGATTACATCATCGAGCATAATTACACAAATGGTTGGAATGACGCTATGGATTTTATTTTCCCAGAAGCAAAAGAGAAGCGTGAAAAGGAAAGAATGAAGAAGAATATATCCATAGTCAAATAAGCACCGAAAGGAGAGAACATGGAAGATAGATATTTATTCAAGGCGAAGAGGATTGATAATAGAGAATGGGTACAAGGTTATTTGTATGGCATTTGGGAAAAGAGATATATTCTCTGGGGGATGACAAATGATATGCCCAATATGATTGAAGTGGACCCATCCACAATCTGTCAATGCACTGACTTGAAAGATAGAAACGGCAACTTGATTTGGGAGAATGATATTTGCGATAGAAAAGAACCATACCCAGAGATTGTAAAATATTGCAATGGGGACTGGACATTGGATTACAGTTATGCAATCCATAAGGAAAGTGGGGGTTGTTACTGTAACTTAGGATTTTATACGGAAGAAAGAAAATGCGTAGAAGTTATCGGCAATATATTTGACAATCCAGAGTTATTAGAAAGCGAGGGATAATATGACAGAGAGTGAAGCGATAGAAGAATAATCAGAAGTGATTTAGTTTACTGCCATCAGTGCGGACAGAAATTAGATTGGAGTGATGAAAATGAGATTGATTGATGCTGATGAATTGAAGAACATATTGACAGTTGCCGAATATCCTTGTGTGTTGCAGAACGCGCTGATTGAAATTATTGACATGCAGCCGACAGCCTATAATGTGGATAATGTTTTGGAGCGGTTAAAGAAAGCATCATATGAACGATTCGGGAATACCGGCATGGGCGGAGAGCTTGTGGTTAACTTAGATGATGCAATAAAGGTTATAAGAACAAGAGAATTGAATTGTGATGAAACACAAGAAATTAGAACGGTTCTGAAACATATGCATGAAATACTTGATGAAGCTATTGAGACTAATGCATGCGGAAATGAAAACGAATTAAGCAGAATGGTCGAGGCATACTTACCAAATATTGAACAGAGTTATAAATACTTTATCGAAAGAATGATGGGGGTAAAACATGAGTAGATCTATCATGCAGAACAAAGACGGATGATGTAGCATCGAAATGGAGGATATGAGCATGTACATAGAAGAAATAACAGAGCAGACGGTTATTCCGAATCTGATGGATGATGAGAACGTCTGCATGATTAAGAAAAATTATTCCGGCAAGCTGGAGATCAGTGAGCTTGCCACGTTCAAGATCTCGCAGATTAAGAAGTATATGGAACGTAAAGATGTTGCATTTGTTATCGTAAAGGAAGATGAAAAGGGAGATGTGAATCATGAGTAAATCTATCATACAGAACAAAGACGGATGCTGCTACATGTGCGACCTGCTCGGAACAAGGCAGCAGGGCTATACGATTGAGGAGCACCACTGCTTTGGAGGACCAAACCGAAAGCTGTCGGAAAAGTATGGTTTGAAGGTGTACCTGTGCCCGGAGCATCACCGGACAGGACCGGATGCGGTACACAAGAACAGTGACTATATGCAGATATTACATGAAGCTGCACAGAAGGCTTTTGAAGAGCACTATCAAGATAAGAGCTTCCGGGAGATCTTCGGGAAGAATTACATTTAGATTGCGCGATAAAAATATATCATAAATCTAAAGAAGGAAGGGGGTGAGAATCCGGGAAACCGGGTACTATGGCAGAACTGTTGATTGAGATTGATGAGAGATACAAGGATGCACACGGCAATCCAAGAGTGCTTGCAGTATGTCCGTGTTGCCACGAAAGAAAGTGGTATCTGGGAAATAAAAAAGAGATTCTTGATCAGATGCAATGGAGCAGCGTGCACTATTGCGACAACTGTGGAACAAAATTGGATTGGAAAGCTGAGCAAAAGACAGAAACACAGAAGATACGGGAGCAGGCACTGTTAGAGTTCCTGAACGAATATTACAAAGACAGTGGAGGCAGCAGGAGCGAAAGCTATATTATAGCGTATCGGACGGCGCGACGCCTGTTGGATGCGTGGAACAAAGAAGAACAGCAGCATATAAATGCAAGAGTATATGATCGGAGGATATAGAGATGGCAAAGGTATATATTGGAGTAGGACATGGCGGGAGCGATCCCGGAGCAGTGAAGTATCTGGTAGAAAAAGATATTGATTTGCAGATGGCAAAGGGATGCCGCGATTATCTGAAAGAGCATAACGTAGATGTATTGATTAGCAGAACTGGAGATATTGATAGCTCAATCAACGAAAAGACAACAATGTGCAATCATTGGGGCGCAGATCTGGCACTTGATATACATAACAATGCAGGCGGCGGAGAAGGCTTCGAAGTATGGCACAGTGTGAACGGCTGCAAAGGAAAGGTGCTTGCACAAAATATCGAGAAAGAAGTTTTGAAGATCGGGCAGAAAAGCCGAGGCTTAAAGACAAAAAAGAACGCATACGGAAGCGATTATTTTGGATTCATTCGACAGACGAAATGCCCGGCGATTATCTGCGAGGGTGTATTTGTAGACAATAAAGCTGATGCGGCAAAAGCGGATACTGAAGAGAAGTGCCGGGCGTTTGGTGTAGCATATGCGAAAGGAATCCTTGCAACGCTTGGTATGAATACAGAACAGAGTGCAAACGGAGAAACAAAGACACCGGAGCAGGCAGTAGTCCAACCGGAGCAGACACAGGCGGATACATATAAGGTTAAGGTCACAGCATCGGCGCTGAATATCCGTAATGATGCAGGGACAGCAAATGCAGTAACCGGAGTGATTCGGGACAACGGTGTATATACGATCGTGGCGGAAAAGATAGTATCCGGAGAGAAATGGGGAAAGCTGAAAAGCGGTGCAGGCTGGATATGTCTGGAGTACACGAAGAAGGTATAAAGGAGCGTGAGCAAGGTGAGACAAAGAAACTCGGTTGCAAGCTACAACATCGGGAAGCATAGATTCTTGGAATTGTACCACTACTGTATGCAGTACCCGGACTGGATAAAAGAGATTAGAGAACTGCGCGGACTACGATCGCATGAAACCGGAGCAACAGGAAATGGATTATCAAACCCGACCGCAAGTGCAGCCATCAAGGCAGCAGAACTAAGCAAGCGTTGCAAGCTGATTGAAGATACGGCAGTGGAAGCAAACAAGGAAATTGCGCAGTACATATTGGCAGGAGTAACAGATACCGAGTGTACATATATGGTGCTTGAGGCGCGAGGGATGCCAGCGTCGCGTGCATTATACTATCGAAGTCGGCGAAAGTTCTACTATCTGTTATCTAAGAAAGTGAAGTGAGAAGATATGAAAACGGAGAATGAGATCATTGAGGAGTATATTGATTACTTTAACGAAAAGGAATTTGTAGAGAGCCTGACGTTGCAAGAGCAGATGCTTTATAGACTTGCATTAAGAGAGACGTATTCATACTTGTTTTTTAAGCTATACGTAAGAGTGAGAGAATTCTTCGGAAGTTTTAAGAAAAAATGAAAGTGGAGTACTCAGGGGACATTTTAAGTGATATTATGATAGCATAAGATATTTGAGAGACACGAAGGCAGCAGTTGTATGGAAACATATAGCTGCTGTTTTGCGTAGAAAGGAGAGACGATGAAACAGACGATATGTACAGCAGTAGGAATGATTGGATCTGCGATTGCTTCGGTATTTGGTGGATGGGATGCGGGAACCGTAACTTTGCTCATATTCATGGCGATTGATTATGTATCCGGTTTGGTTGTAGCGGGAGTGTTCCACAAAAGCAACAAGACAGATACCGGAAGCCTGGAGAGCAAAGCAGGATGGAAAGGCTTATGCAGAAAGTGCATGACACTTGTGTTCGTGATCGTGGCATACAGATTAGATCTTGTGATTGGAACGAATTATATCCGCGACGCGGTTGTGATTGCATTTATCGCAAATGAAACGATATCACTGGTAGAAAACGCAGGACTTATGGGCGTAAAGCTCCCGGCAGTAATCACAAAGGCAATCGATGTCCTTCAGAAGAAATCAGAGGAAGAATGATGTATAACGATACCAGATGGAAAAGGAAACGCGCATCCGTATTGAGACGGGATGCATATCAGTGTCAGGAGTGCAGACGCTACGGAAAGCGAAGACAAGGAGAGCATGTGCATCATGTATTCCCGGTTGAATACTATCCGGATGAGAGATACAACGACTGCAACCTGATAACCTTGTGCCAGTCCTGCCACAACAAGATGCATGACAGGGATTCGCACGAGCTTACAGCGTATGGAAAACAGTTACAAATGCGTATGAAGAAGAGATATGGCAGCAGACTCCCCCCTCTCTAGCGATTTTGGAGCGGGTGAGGATAGAACGGTGGGTGGAAGCATTTCCAAATACGCGGGATTTTTTGAGAAAGGGGGAAACCGGGTGAAAAAGACAGCATGGAAAAATCGAATAATATCAGCAGCCAAGGCGGTTGGCACGTATCGGGATGCTTTTCTTCCGATGATCGATACGCTCGCCAATATACTTGCAGAGCGTGACAAAATCTATCAGGAATACGTCGAAACCGGTGCCAAACCTGTAGTGGAGCATACGAACAAAAACGGAAGTACCAACATGACCAAAAATCCGCTGCTGGTGAGCTGGGGCGACATGAATACATCCGCGCTTGCGTATTGGCGTGATCTTGGGCTCACACCGGCAGGGCTGAAAAAGATTGATGAATCTGCAATCAAAACCAAGAAGACATCGGCATTAGGAGATATTCTGCGGGACATTGGCAGCTAAGAAGTATAGGCAGGTAGCGATCGACTATGCCAGGGATGTAGTTGCGGGAAAGATCATTGCCGGAAACAATGTACGAGAGTGCAAACGGTTCCTGGCGGATCTGGAACGCGATGATCTTGAGCTGCACACGAAAGAGCCGGATTTTGTGATCAATATCATTGAGCGGGTAATGGTTCACGTGAAGGGAGAGGACCTGCAAGGGCACTCTCTGCGGAATACTCCGTTGATATTGCAGCCATGGCAGATATTTATCGTATATAACTTAATAGGATTTTACTATAAAGGTACTCAGATCAGACGATACAAAGAGGCCTTTATTTTTGTCCCGCGAAAGCAGGGGAAAACACTTTTTATAGCGGCGCTTGCGTTTGCACTTGGCCTTTTGGAAAGAAGATCAGGAGCGACAATCTATATTGTGGCCGCCGCCTTGAAGCAGGCGAAGCAGAGCTTTGACGACATCCTGCATACATTGCGGTACCGGGGCATGATAGGCGAGTTCAAAGTGCTGGATAACAATGCACAGCACTCTATTGAGTACACGTTTTACAACGAGGACGAAGAGCCGGAAGGTTCCCTGTACATCGAAGCACTCGCCAGCAATCCGGACACACAGGACTCTTTTAACTGCAATATCGCAATCGCGGACGAAGTGCATGCTTTCAAGCGTGCATCCCAGTACAATCGGTTCAAAGAAGCGATGGCGGCATACACGAACAAGCTGATGATCGGCATCACCACAGCAGGCGATAATATGAATTCCTTCTGCTATCGCCGGTTGGAATATGCCAACAAAGTGCTGGATGGCATTGTGAAGGATGATACATTGTTCTGTTTTGTATCCCGTGCGGATCAGGACGAGAAAGGAAATGTAGATTTTACGAATCCGATCCAGCACGAAAAGGCAAATCCGGGATATGGTGTGACAATCCGGCCGGAAGCTATCCTGAACGATTCCATACAGGCGCAGAACGATCCGCAACAGCGGAAGGATTTTCTAAGCAGACAGTTGAATGTATATACCACGGCGATGAAGGCATATTTCGACATCAAAGAGTTTCAGAATTCGGATAAGCAGTACAACTGGAGCATAGAGGAGCTGGCAAAGCTCAAAATTGACTGGTACGGCGGCGCCGACCTGTCGAAGCTGCACGATCTTACTACGGCGGCGCTGTTCGGACACTATAAAGGTGTTGATATCATTATCACGCATGCATTCTTCCCGGTTGTGGAAGCAGCAAGGAAAGCTGATGAAGACAACATACCTTTATTCGGTTGGAGGGATGATGGCTGGCTCACAATGTGCAACACGCCGACGGTTAACGTTGGAGACGTTGTGAACTGGTTCAAGGAGATGCGGAGCAAAGGCTTTAAGATCAAGCAGGTTGGTCATGACAAGAAGTTTGCACGTAAGTATTTCATCCAGATGAAAAAAGCAGGCTTCCGCATTGTTGACCAGCCACAGTATTTCTACGTGAAGTCGGAGGGGTTCCGGTATATTGAGAAATCTGCCAAAGATGGAACGTTGTATTACCTGCATTCAGATGCTTACGAGTACTGCGTGCAGAATGTACATGCGATTGAGAAGACAGACGACATGATCCAATTTGAGAAGATAGAACCGACGGCACGTATCGACTTGTTCGATTCGAGTGTGTTTGCGTGCGTCAGATACTTGAATTCGCTTGAAAAAAACGAAAAATCAAAGAGCTGGTGGGGAGGTGAGAATGAAGATGAGTAAAAAGAATAAGCTACAGCGGGCACTAAGAAAAGCAGGACGAACCAGATCGGCGGTGCTGATCGGAAGCACGGAAGCATATGACATCCTGTGTGGTGATGGTTATACATCTCTGGACCAGAACCCGGAGATTGTAGCAGCCTGCCGTAAGATTGCAGAAGTGGTTGGAGCAATGACGATTCACGTCATGGAGAACACCGAACGGGGTGACGAGCGTGTGATCAATGAACTGTCACGAAAGATTGATATAAACCCGTGCAGTACCATGACGCGGCAGACGTTTATAGAAGCGATTGTGATGAATCTGCTCCTGTATGGCAAAGGCAATTCGGTTGTGAAAGTATACACGGAAGATGGATATCTGTCTGATATGGAGCCTGTGGCTGCAAACAGAGTATCATATCAGGGCGATTACACCAGATATCGTGTGATGATTGATGGAATCCCTTATGCTCCGGATGAGGTGATGCACTTTGTATATAATCCGGATAAGGTATACATGTACAAAGGGCAGGGCGTTACAGCACAGTTGAAAGATGTCGCGGATAACCTGCGGCAGGCACAGATCACAACAAACGCTTTCATGAAGAGCAAGTACAAGCCAAGCCTGATCGTCAAAGTGGATGGAATGACGGAAGAATTCTCGTCGCCAAAGGGCAGACAGAAGCTGATCAATGAGTACATGAATTCTGGAGAAGCCGGTGCACCGTGGCTGATACCTGCGGAGCAGTTTGAGATAGAGCAGATCAAACCGTTGTCTCTGTCAGATCTTGCGATATCCGACAATGTAAAGCTGGACAAGCAAAGTGTAGCCGCGATATTAGGAGTGCCTGCGTTCGTGCTTGGCGTTGGAGAGTACAAGCAGGATGAGTGGAACTATTTTGTCAAGACGAAAATAAAGACGATTGTCACAGGATTACAGCAGGAGATGACGCGGAAACTGATATACAGTCCGAATATGTACATCAAGTTCAATGTCCTGTCCGTGATGGATTGGGATCTGACGACGATAGCATCCGTATTTGGTTCGCTGTCAGATCGTGGATTTGTGACTGGAAATGAAGTCAGAGACAAGATAGGCATGTCACCAAAGAAAGGCTTGGATGAGCTTCGAGTATTGGAAAATTACATTCCGTGGGATATGGCAGCAGCACAGAAGAAATTGATACAGAAGGGAGAAGACAATGGATAGACATATTCGACAGATACGATCTGTCGCATCGGAATTTAATACGAGAGAAGACGGCGAGGCACTTTCGATAGAAGGTTACTTCGCCGTTTTTAATAGCACCTATAACATTATGCCGGGGATGAGTGAGAGTGTAGCGCCTGGGGCGTTTACAGATACGATATCCGGCGATGTACGTGCACTGATCAACCATGATACAGGGCTTGTGCTCGGAAGAACCAAAGCAGGCACATTGACACTGCGGCAGGATGAACGCGGACTCTGGGGGCATATCGACATCAACCCGGATGATTCGGACGCGATGAACCTGTATGCCAGAGTGAAACGTCACGATGTAGATCAGTGCAGCTTCGGCTTTGACATTCTGGACGAAGAGACGGAAGTCCGCGAGGACGGATCCGTACACTGGACAATTAAGAAGGTGGAACTGTATGAGGTGTCGGTATGCACCTTCCCGGCATACGAAGAGACAAGTGTCAATGCGCGAAAGAAGGATGCAGATACCATCCGGGCGCGACAGACCGAGGTGTGGAAGCTTGACATGAAGAAAAAATTAAAAGGAGGAAGCGAATCATGTTAAAAGCAATTATGCTCAGAAAGAAGCTGAGCGAAGTCACAAAGAAGCTCACAGAGGCACGTGAGAAGGCAAAGGAGCTTGCAACACGTGAGAAGGAGCTGGAAGCAGCCATTGAAGAGGCACAGACAGACGAAGAGAAGGAGGCAGTGTCACAGGAAGTAGAGCAGTACGAGAAGGATAAGGAAGAAAATGACGAGTCAGTAAGAACTCTGGAAAAGGAAGTATCGGATACAGAGTCCGAGCTTGCAGAACTGGAAAGCAAGCAGAGACAGGCAGAACCGGCACCAGAGGCAAGAATGAGAGGAGTGGAAACAGTGAAAACAACTAGAAAGAAGTTTTTTGGTATGACAGTACAGGAGCGTGATGCGTTTTTCGCGCGAGAAGAGGTACACACTTTCTTGGAACGTGTGCGTACGCTTTATACAAACGGTGTGCAGAACCGCGCGATTACAGGTGCAGAGCTTACAATTCCGAACGTGATGCTTGAACTCCTTCGCGAGAACATCGAGGAGTACTCAAAGCTTTATAAGCATGTACGTGTGCAGTCTGTGCCGGGCAAGGCAAGACAGCCGATTCAGGGCACGATCCCTGAAGCAATTTGGACAGAGATGAATGGTTCTATCAACGAGTTGTCGATGTTATTCAACAATGTCGAAGTAGATGGATATAAAGTATCTGGATATATGGCAATCGATAATGCAACTTTGAATGACTCGGATATCAATCTTGCAGAAGCAATCATCACAGCTCTTGGACAGTCAATTGGATTAGCCCTTGATAAGGCAATCCTTTACGGAACAGGAAAGAAAATGCCAACAGGCGTAGTCACACGTCTGGCGCAGGCAGCAAAACCGGAGACTTACCCGGATACAGCGCGTGAGTGGAAGAATCTTTTTTCCTCAAACATTGTATCAATTGCAGCCGCAAAGAAGGGTGTTGATCTGTTCAAGGAGATTGTGATTGCATCAGGGAATGCCAAGGGCAAGTATTCAAAAGGTAATCGCTTCTGGGCTATGAACGAGACAACCAAGACCAAGCTCGTAGCAGAGGCACTCAGCTTTAATGCAGCGGGCGCAATCGCAACCGGAATGGGAGACACCATGCCAATCGTGGGTGGTGCGATTGAAACACTCGATTTCATCCCGGACAATGTAATCGTCGGCGGGTATGGTGACTTATATCTCCTTGCCGAGCGTGAGGGCGCACAGATCACACAGTCCGAGCATGTGAAGTTCCTGGAAGATCAGACAGTATATAAGGGACTTGCACGATATGACGGTCTTCCGGTGATTGCAGAGGGCTTCGTTGCCATCGGAATCCTTGGAACAACACCGACAGCCGACATGACCTTTGCGGACGATACAGCAAATAAGGCGGCTGCAGGAACAAAGGAATAAGAGGTAGCGTATGACAGATGCAGATAGATTGACGATGTTGAAGATTGACCTCGGCATATCGGCTGAGGTGTACGATCAGCGGCTGACACGGTATCTGCAGGCAGCACAGACGGAGATAGAGCGGGAGGGTATCACTTTCCCGCCGGAGCCGCCTGTAGATGATGAGGAGCTGATCATAAGCTATGCCGCGTGGAAATGGCGGCAGCGGGCAACCGGCGAGGGTATGCCGCGGATGCTCCGGTATGCGCTGAATAACCGCCTGTTGTCGCAGAAAGCGAGGACAGAAGATGGATGATGAAATCATATTGCTTGAAACGAAGACCGACCAGGATGATATCGGGAATACGATTATCACAGAGACAATCGAACACCCGGTGATATGCAAAGTGCAGTCTGTTGATCGCCAGGAGTTCTTCAAAGCAGGGCAGGTCGGTATGAATCCGAAATATCGCTTTGATACAGATAAGGTAAATTACAACGGCGAAGAGCTTGTGAAGTACAAAGACAAGGTATATGGAATCTATCGTACCTATGAGCGTACAGATTCCGATACGATCGAGCTTTATGCCGAAGAGAAAGCAGGGGTGACGTATGTCGAACAAGACGATTAAAATTGGACAGCTTGATATGGAATTACAATCGATTTTTTCGGCGTTTGAGCATCATGTGCACACTGCGGTTGATACGGCAGCGGAGAAAACAGCAAAGGAAGCTGTAAAGGAGCTGAAAAAGACATCACCCAACAACAAGCGTACAAAAGGGAAAAAGTATAAGAATGGCTGGAAGCATAAGAAAACATCGGGGGGAATGACGGTATATAACGAGCAGTACCAGCTGACACATCTTCTGGAGCATGGACATGACGTAGTAATCAATGGAGTTGTGAAGAAAAAACGTGCAGAAGCGCAAGAACATATTGCGCCGGTGGAAGCATGGGCGCAGGATGAGTTTCCGGAAGAATTCAAAAGGCAGGTGGAAAAAGGATGACGATTGCAGATGTAAAGAAAGTCTTGTCGGTACCGGGTGTGACTGTACACTATGACCATGCACCGGAAGGCACGAAAGTACCTTTTATCACGTACACATGCCATGCGGATAGTAATTTCTTCGCAGATGACAAGGTGTATCAGAAGATTAGTTCCATGCGTGCGGTGCTGTACAGTACGAAGAAGAATGAGAAGCTGGAAGCGATGATCGAAGATGCTTTGAATGAAGCAGAAATTCCGTGGAGCATGACAGACGAGTTCGAGAACGAGCAGAAAGTATTTATGACCATATACGAAGCTAAGACCATATAGGAAGCGAGGTAATATAAAGATGGGTAAAGAAAAAAATAAGATTAAGTTTGGATTGAAAAATACACATTATGCGATTATCACAGAGACGGAGCAGGAGGATGGAACAATCAAGAGTACATACAGTACGCCGAAGAAATGGCCGGGAGCAGTAAGCATGTCGCTTGATCCGTCCGGAGAATCCAACACGTTTTATGCGGATGATACCGCGTATGCCGTATTATCAAGCAATTCCGGCTATGAGGGAGATTTCGAATCTGCACTAGTACCGGAGGACGTAGAGATTGAGGTGATGGGACAGGAAGAAGTCGATGGTGTGCTTGTTGAATCTTCGACAGACGAACAGAAGTATATTGCTCTTTTGTTTGAGTTTTCAGGCGATAAAAAGGCACGCAGACATGTACTGTATCGTTGCTCACTGACACGACACTCCGTTGCGTCCCAGACCAAGGAAGACAGCACGGAGCCTGTGACAGAATCTGTGACAATTAAGGCTACACCACGTCCGGATGTCAACGTGATCAATGGCAAGGAAAAGAATCTGGTTAAAGCAACAACCGGATCCAATACAACAGATGGCGCGTATAAGAGCTGGTATACAAAAGTATGGGAGCCGACTGCATCAGAACAGGCAGCAGGTTAATATCAATCATTGAAATGGGATGGTAGAAGATACCGTCCCATTTTTCTTGCAAATATATAAAGTTGCACCGGTGCAACAGAAACGGAGGATACTATGAGATCAGTGATCAGAATTGGACAGAGAGAGGTAGCAGTTGAAAGCAACGCAGCAACTGCGATTCGATACAAGCAGATTTTTAAGCGCGAGCTGTTAAAGGATCTTGCCAAGCTGGAAAACGTAGAAGACGTAGACAAGCTTGATGCGATTGAATACACATCGAAGCTTGCGTATGTGATGAACATGCAGAACCGGAAGGAGATTAAAGAAGCTTCGGAAGAAGGATACATTGTATGGATGGAAGGCTTTGAGGAGGCAGATTTCCAGGATCCTGCGGTAAACATATCCATCTTGAAGGTGTGGAATCGTAATATCACGACCACAAGTGAACTAAAAAAAGACCAAAGCCCACAGTAAGGGAGATGAATACAAACATCTTTATGCTGCGGGCTTTTTCATTACACATATCGATGCAGGACCTTGAGGAGTTAACACATGGAGATGTGCTCGACATGATGATTGAGAGCAGCAACGACACATACAACTACCCACTCAAGGCGACGCAGGATGATTTTGACAAATTTGCAGCTATGTAAGGGGGTGGATACGTGGGACAGATCAAGGGAATTACAATTGAAATCGATGGAAAGACAACAGGGCTTACGAAAGCACTGAAAGCTGCCAATTCAGAGATCAAAACAACGAAAAGCCAGTTGAATTCGGTGGAGAAAGCACTCAAGCTTGATCCGAAAAATGTAGATCTTCTCAAAGCAAAACAGAATGCTTTGAATGAAGTAATCAAAGGAACAAAAGAAAAACTTGATATGGAGAAGCAGGCTGCCGAATCCGCAAAAAAAGAACTTGAACTTGGAAACATCACACAGGGTGAATACGATGCGTTGCAGGCAGAAATTGTCACAACGACGAATGAGCTGTCGAATCTGGAAAAGCAGGCAAGACAGGCATCGTCTGTGCTGGGAAGTCAGATGCAGGCAGCAGGAGCGCATATCAAGGAAGTTGGCAACAACATATCCGGGCTTGGAGAAAAGGTTACAGGTGTTGGAGATAAGGTATCGGCACTTGGCGGAAAGATGACAGCAACAATTACGATGCCGGTTGTGGCAGGAGGTACCGCGGCGGTCAAAGAAGCGAAGGACTACTCTTCCACATTGGCGAAGCTGTCTACAATCGCAGATACAACACAGACACCGCTTTCTGATCTGGACGACAGTATTATGAAACTGTCAGATGACACAGGTATAAGTGCTGCAGCTCTTGCGGAGGCGTCTTATGATGCAATATCAGCAGGTCAGTCAACCGAGGATGCCGTTGGGTTTGTGGGAAAAGCAAATGTACTTGCTCGATCAGGATTCACCAGCATGTCAACAGCAACAGACACATTGACAACAGCGATGAATGCATATGGACTGTCGGCAGATCAGGTATCAAGTGTATCTGATAAGTTGATCACAACGCAGAATCTCGGTAAAACGACAGTAGATGAATTAGGCGCATCCATGGGTAAAGTTATCCCAACAGCCGCAATGTACGGTGTCAATCTTGACCAGTTAAGCGCCGCTTACGTCACGACTACAAAAAATGGTATAGGTACAGCGGAAGCTACAACTTACATCAATGGTATGCTGAATGAACTTGGGAAATCCGGAAGCACGACATCAAACATCTTGAAAGAAAAGACAGGAAAATCGTTTAGTGAGCTGATGAATGAGGGATATAATCTGTCAGATGTGTTACAGATTATACAGAATGAAGCGGACAGTAGCGGAATGAGTCTTGCAGATATGTTTGGTTCACAGGAAGCCGCAAAGGCAGCGGCAACAATAACCCAGCATACAACAGATTTTACAAGTGCGGTTAAAGAACTTGAAAGCTCCGCAGGAACAGCGCAAAAGGCATTTGATACGCTGGAAGCTTCGGATCCGTCCATCCAGTTTGAAAAGACGAAGACAGCAATCCAAAACTGCGCAATATCAATCGGACAGATTCTGATGCCAATAGTTCAGCAGATAACCGGGAAAATACAGGAGCTTGTACAAAAGTTCCGCGACTTAGATCCGGCGACACAACAGCAGATTGTTAAGTTTGCGGCAATCGCTGCGGCGATAGGACCGCTGATTGCGATAATTGGTACACTCATATCCTCTGTTGGTAAGATTATCACATTCGGCGGTCAGATAGTGTCTTTAGTCGGTTCTATCACAACATGGATGGGTACTGCATCTACGTTTATTACAGGAACCATGATTCCGGCCATCACAGGGGTTGTCACAGCAATTGGTCCGTTTCTGCTAATTGCCGCAGCGGTAATTGCCGTGATCACTGCAATTATCGTAGTAATCAAAAACTGGGATGCAATCGTCGAGGTGGCACAGTTTATCTGGGAAACCTTCTGTGAGAAGGTGTCACAGCTTGTCACGGCGTTTAAGGAATTCTTTACGTCTGCATTTCAGGCGATAGGAAGCTTCTTTACAGGCATATGGAATGGGATCGTGTCGGTAGCGACAAATGCATGGTCAAGCATAAGGAATGTATTCAGCACGGTTGGAAGTTTCTTCACAGGCATATTCCAACAGGCGTGGAATGGCATAACAAGTATCTTCAATCGATTAGGCGGTTTCTTTTCAGGCGTATGGAACTCTGTAACAGGCATCTTCAAAAGTGCAGGTATGGCAATCGGCAATGCGATTTCCGGAGCAGTAAAAACAGCCGTTAATTTTGTCTTATCCAAGGCAATCGGAATCATAAACGGCTTCATCGGTGCAATCAATGCCGTAATCGGTGTGATCAACAAAATACCGGGTGTCAGCTTGTCAAAGATCAGTAAGCTTGGAGTACCGCAATTGGAACGAGGCGGTGTGCTTGCCAAAGGACAGGTCGGATTACTGGAAGGCACTGGTGCAGAGGCGGTAGTTCCGCTTGATCAAAACGAAAAGTGGATTGCGGCCGTGGCACGTGAGATGAAAGCCGCACTTGCAGGTAATCAGACAGCGATGGCAGCAGGCGATATTGTGATCCCGGTATATATCGGCCAGTCAAAATTAAATGACATCATTGTACGTGCGAACCAGATCAATAATTACAGAAGCGGAGGAAGATAATGCTGAACAAATATGTAAAAATCAATGGCGAACGTGTACCAAATCCAATCGATTATTCAGAGAGCTTCAGCAAAGTATCAAATACATTTCAGTCAGAAGCGGGGGATGATCTTGCAATTGACGTGCGAGCCGGGAAGTATTCCGGCTCGTTGAAATTCCAAGTATCTTCGAAATGGAAGAACAAGCTGCTTGGATATGCAAAGATGCAGTCGGTAAAACTGCAGATTGATGAATCAGAATACACGGTGCGGATTGAAAGTATCGATTGCGATCTGGAGAAGAATTCGGAACACAGCGAAGGCACACAGGGGTATTGGACAGTATCCTTTAGTGCAGAGGAATTATAGGATGTTGAGGAGGCGGTTGCATGTATCAGGTATCAGATGCATATCTGAAACAGACAAAAGAAAAAGTACAGACATTTCGCCTGACAGGTACAGTGAACAAGATAGCATTTACCAATCATGATATATTGAGCGGTTCATTCACGATCACGAATCAGTGCAGCGAGCAGAACGATGTCAAGATCGGCAGTGTGTACATAGGAGAGTTGAAGTGCACATTCAAGCCGGATCTGCAGGTGCCTGATTGGACGAATGCACAAATCGTTGTATCAGAGGGACTACTGATTGGCGACAAGTGGGAAGATGTACCACTTGGCATATATACAGTATCAGAAGCGAACGACACGGAATATGGAATTGATATCACAGCATATGACAACATGGCTCACTTCAATCGGTCTTGTAGCGTTGATATCACGATTGGAACACCATATGAGCTGCTTACGTTAGCATGTACAACCTGTGAGGCGGAGCTTGGCATGACGCAGGCGGAGGTGGATGCACTTCCGAACGGAACAGAGAGCCTGTCGCTCTATACGGAAAATGATATTGAAACATGGCAGGACTTTATCTTCTGGGTGGCACAGGCAACGGGTACCTTTGCGACGATGGACAGACAGGGAAAGCTTGTGCTTCGGAAATATGAACAGACGGTTGTTGATACGCTTACGAATCATGACCGGTTTACTGGATCGAAATTCAGTAAGTTTGATACGCGTTATTCCGGACTGTCGTGCGTGAATATGGCAGACGATACTACAAGCTATTACGGTTCGGATCCGGACAATTATCTGACATACAATCTTGGCTCCAACCCATTCCTGCAATATGGTGTAGACAGCTACAAAGAGCAGATACGGCGCGCGGTATTGACAGCACTTTTGCAGATTGACTATGTGCCGTTTGAGACAAGCTGCCTGTGCGGTGCCATGTATGACCTTGGAGATATCATCCGGTGTACGGATGGTATTGCACCGGGGAAGCTTGGCTGTGTGATGATGTATGATTATACGTTTAATGGCGGGTATAAGATAACCGGCTTTGGTTCAGATCCGGCGCTTGCGACAGCGAAGAGCAAGACGGATAAGAATCTGGAAGGGTTGCGTAGCTCGGTATCATCTTCGGATATTCTTTTTTTTAATTATGAGAATGCGAGTGCGATACAGATCGGAGATGGCGAGTCCAAGTCCATAATCGATATCCGGTTTACATCGTCCGTATCAATTGGGGTGCTCTTTCAAGCAGAAATCCTACTTGATGCGACAGCAACATCGGAGGATGTGATTGGTACAATCGAATACACATTAAATGAGTTAACCATAGTTGGATACAATCCGACGGAAACGTGGAAAAACGGAAAGCATATATTGAGCTTAATGTACATGTTGACAATCGATTCAAACTCAATCAACAGATGGCTTGTCAAGTTGAATATCACTGGCGGCAGCATAGGGATAGCGCAAGGAGCAATACGTGCGGTTATCTATGGACAAGGATTGGTTGGTACAGTCGAATGGGATGGATTTATCACATTGGAAGAGAAGCTGACACAGATTGCCTTGAAGGATGCAATAGAAGTATCAAAGGCTCTGACATGTACAGTTATTGCAGGACTGATTGATGTGGAGCGGAATGTGGTGGAGGAACAGCTTCAAATAGTTAAACTGCAAGATACGGTGACAGTTGGCAATCTGCTTGATGCAACAGATTTCAGCTGGGGTATCGTGAGCTGGACATTTACAGCAGAAAGCGAGTGTACATATTCATCCAGATATGTAGTTGTAGAAGATGGGGTATTCCGGCTTGCTGGTACGTTCGTTAACAAATCGACGAATGAAAGCATAGACCGTGGCATGATGAATGTTGTGGCTTTGGATTCGACAGAATTTGAATCCATAGAAACGGTGACAATCGGAAATGCAGATACAGAAAGAGAAACCGAAAATAATGCAGCAACAACAGATGAAGTCATCGTTCGATACCTGCTCCGGTCTGCGGAAAAGTACTATACAATTCAAGCTGAAGTTATAACAGAAATAACTCTTTCGGGTGATACCTTGCAGGCAGCAGATTTCGAGACACATGGATTAGATATAGCACCAGCATCGGACTATATTTTGCAATTAGATTCACCGACAATCTACAAATGGACGGATGCGGATACGATAACCGATACGATACTTACAATCACAGCAAAACCGCATCCACAGGTAATACAGGCAGCATGTGATATGTCGGATGTAAGTATCTATGGAATTACCGGAGCAACAGCAATCCATGAAGGTATAAATGTTAAGCTATCCTATGATGCGGGTATGGCGTGGACAGAGGAAGAAACACTGGAAGCAGCGTCGGAAGGAAGCCTGTTGGAGACATATGATAAGCTTGGACCATCAAAGATTTTAACGATTGCTTTTATAGTATCAGATATGACGGACAATCTGACGCAGTTCCAATATACATTTAAGAATGAGGAGGATAAGTAAT